GGCGAAGGTGCTGCGCCCGTGGCGCGTTGACTGGTGAGCGAGGTTGATCACGGCCACGGGGTAAGCTCCGGCGGGATGGTGGCGAGTAACTCCGGCGTTTTTTGCGCAGAGTTACTCTGAGTCGAGAGGGGATCAGAGAGCGTCGTCGTCTTCATCGAAGCCGGGCCCGTCGTCGTCGTCACCGGGGCGCTCGGCCTCAAGCCACAGCTTGCGGGCGTCGGGGAACTGCTCATCAAAGGCGGCCTGCATGTCGCGGCCCCGCTCAAGCAGCTCATCAAGGCGCTCGGTGAGGGCCTCTTTGTTGCTGCCACGGCGAAGCAGGCGGCCCTTGAGCGCGGCCTCTTCGCGGGCGTGGCGCTCCATTGCGGCCTCAAAGCTGCCGTAGTCCATCGGGGGGATGAGCCCGGCCTTGACGACGTGGGCGAAGAGGCCGTCTAACCACTTGTGGTCAAAGCTCCGGCCTACGCGCCCGTGGGCGTCACGGTGGTACACCTCACAGGGGAGGGCGAAGTGAGGCACCACGCGCCCGGTCGTGGTGCGGACGTGAAACACGCGCTGAAAGTCAGCGAAGGCGCCCAGGCGGCGGTCACCGCTGAGAAAGAACCTCACCAGCGCGGTCTTGGCGGCCTTGTCGGTGAGAGAGCCCGCGTTCACTTGGGTTAGGCCCTTGGAGTCTTTGCCGGTCTCGGTGACGCCGTTACACCCCGGGATGAGGTTCACGAGGTTCATGCGAGGGCGCCACAGCTTGCGCACCCCGTCAAAACGCCAGCGCCCAGAGAAGAGGAGCCCGAAGGCGTGAGGGCGGCGCCCCTTCACGATGTTGTAGGGCAGCGCCGCGTTGGCGGCGGCGGTGCTGCGCTGGGGGGTGATCGGGGTGATCTGAGACACGGTGCTCTCCGAGAGGCCGGGGGTAGGATGAAGGTCGGCGGCGCTCTTACGTTGCTGCCCGTCCCCTCAGAAGAGACGGCGGGCAGGGGCCTAAGAGCGGCTCAGGCTCAGGAGTTGATCGTCTCGATACGCACGACGGCGAGATCCTGAATCAGCGCCACGGCGGGGTAGTAGTTGCCGATCAAGGCGGTGAGGCCGTTCTCAGCGTCGCGGTCAAGCTCCACAGCGAGGGCGCCCAAGTCGAGGATCGCGGCGTTCGCGGCGAGGGCGTCCGCCATGTACGCGGCGACGGGGGCCTCGGTGTAAGCGAAGGCCCCGCCCCCGAACATGAAGTTTTGCGCGGTGGCCCCGGCGTCGGTCGTGTCCACCTTGTCGGTCACCCACACGAAGGCCCCGGCGATCATGCCCTTGTAGGTGCCGCCCGTGGCGCTCACCGCCCCGGCGGTGGCATCTTGCCAGGAGAGGATGCCCACCTCCCCGCGCGCGCTCTCTTGGAGCTCTCCGAAGGCGCGGGCGGTCATCACGACATGGTAGGGGCCCGGCGTGCTGGTGCTGTCGAGCTGGGTCTTGGCGTCCATGATGAAGTCCACGCTCATCGGCTGGGCGCTGTCGCCCACCTCCTCGGTGGCGGCGGCGGCGGCGGCGCACACCATGTCGGTGATCGTCTTGCCGGTCGCCCGGAGCATGATCCCGACAAAGAGCGCGGGGTCGGCGCCGTTGGGGCCGCGGGTGCCAGCCATGAGATCGGTGAGCTGGAACTTGAGGAGCTTGCGCGCGGGGGTGAGGGCGAAGTAGCCCCAATCGGGATCCGAGTTGGACGCGCCGCCGCTGATCTCCGAGCTGGCGGAGGCGAAGGTGAAGTCGTCGTCGTAGAGGCCCGTCCGCGCGGAGCTGGCGCCGGAGTTGGGCTGCCACTCACGGCGCTCTAAGGCTTGGCGGAGGTCGTCGGGGCGGGCGTTGCGGGCGCGGTAGTCACCGACGACGTAAGCGGCGAGCGCGCCGTCGGACACCATAGAAGCGACACTGATCTCGTTGGCCATGTTGCGGTCTCTCTTGCCCCGTGGGGCGTTCTGTCGTGATGGCGCCTGAGTCGCTCAGCGGGTGCGCCGGGGGAGGGTGAAGGTCAGTTGACGGTGTACGCGGCGCCGTCAAGGTAGACGCCGATCACAGCGTCGGCGCCTTCGATCGCGCCGTCCGCGTTGATGAAGCCGTCCACGATGAATCGCTGCGCCCCGGGGCGCTCGCAGAGCTGGGCGAAGGTGTCGGCGTCAACCGGCGCGGGCGCGCTCTTGACGGTGGACGGCGCGGTGAGGATGTCGAGGGGGCTGGTCATGTTGGAGTCTCCGAACGTGGCGCCTATGCGCCGGGTGAGGGTGAAGGGCTGTCAGCTCTTGCCGATCAAGCTGGGGTTGAAGCTGCGTTGAGGAGCGGCGCCGGGCAAACCGAGCTGAGCGCGGATCGCGGCCCCGTGGACCTTCGCCTGCTCAGGATCGGAGAGGATGGCCTTGATCTGCTCCGGGGTGTAGACGGCGGCGGTCCCGGTCTGCGTCTGCGCCCCGGGGTTGATGGCAGACCGGACGGGCGCGGGCTGGGTGCCAGGCACAGGCGCGGCCCCGGGCGCCGGAGCGGCGGGGGTGAGGAAGGGCTTGAGCACGGCGGGCGGCGCGGCCTTCACCTTGGCGAACCACCCTGAGAAGCTCTGCTCCCCGCTGGCCTTGAACTTCTCAAGGAAGAGGCCCTCTACGTCAGGGTCATCAAGACCGGCGACCCCGGAGCGCAGCATCACACCCTGGGCCTCAAGGCGGACGATCTGCGCTTGGAGCGCGGCGATCGTCGGCTCACCCTGGGGAGGGGCCGGGGCTTGAGGAGCGGGCGCGGGCGGCGGCGCCTGGGGAGCGGGGGCCGGAGCGACGGGCGGCGCCTGGGGAGCGGGCGCGGCGGGAGGGGCCGGGGCTTGAGGAGCGGGCGCGGGGGCCGGAGCGACGGGCGGCGCGGCCTGGGGAGCTGGCGCCGGAGCGGGGGGAGCAGGCGCCGTGGTCGGCTGGGGGTCCATGCTGTCTCCGAGGTTGAACAGGTGTAGGGTGAGGTCAGGTTACCAGCGCCGCGCCCCAGCGTCAAGCCAGGGCGCCCTCAAGAGCTCGGCGCGGGGCCTTAGTCGTCGGCGCTGTCGTCGGCGCCTGGGGCGGGCGCCGGGGGCGCGGGCTGCCCGTCGTTGCCCAGGGGCGCCAGCTCCAGATAGACGATCTGCCAGTCGTCGGGGCTCTCAGGGTAGACGGCCTGGGCGGCGCTGGCGTTGTAGAGCTTCGCGGCGATCACGAGCAAGTCCAGGTCTCCGAACCTCTGGGCCTGCTCACGCCCCAGGCGGACGCGGCGCAGACCTTCCTTAGAGATCACCCGGGCGGCGCCGGAGCTTGCGGCGCTCAGGTTCATGTCCGCCGGGGTGAGGCCCGCGAACCCGGAGAGGCTGGCCTCTTGCATGTCGAGGGCGGTTACGGCCTTCACGGGGTCGTAGCTGGCTTGCCACTGGTCAAGGCGGGCGTTCAGTCCCCCTACGCTCTTGATCGTGAGGATGGACAGCGGCGAGATCGTCACCCGGGGCTGATCCGGCGTGGCCTTCACCCCGACAAGCTCCCCGTCTACGATGGCCCGTTGTGGGTAGGCCAGATCCCGCTGGCCTTGCTTCGCGGACGTGGTGAGCATCGAGATCCCCAGCGTGGCCTCTACCAGCTCCTCACCGTCTTGAGGGTTGAAGAGGGAGCCCCCGGGGCGCAAGTGGTAGAGCGCGTAAGGGAGCACGGGGCGGCCCTTGAGATCCCGGTAGGGGAACTCACCCGGCGGGAGGTCGGGGAAGTAGAGCGCCGTTGCGTCAACGGGCCCGGCGGCCCCCTGCTCATAGACCTTGAAGACCGGGGCGTCGGGGTTGGACACGTCCCAACGCTCAAGGCCCCACCCTGAGAACCCGGGGCGCGTGAGGTAGCGCACCTCGGAGAGCGCGACGATCCGATCGGGCTCATAGGGATCGGCTACGCAGTCGCGGAGCCGGTCAGGGGTGACCACGCGGTAGAGGATCCGCCCGTCCGGGTGAACGTCCACCCTGAGCAGGGCTTCGTTGAGCCCGATCACGTTGATGAGGAGCTGGGACCACAGCGCCCGGAGCTTCGGCGTCACCAGGGGCGCCAAGTCGAGGCCCGGAGAGCTCGGCGCGCTCACCTCTGGGGGAACGTCGTAGAGCGTGGCGAGCTGCGTTACGGTGTTCCGGTAGGGGTTCCGCTCAATCGAGACCGGCGGGAGTACATCGAGGGCCTCACGGGCGAAGTGCTCCCCGATGTAGCGGCGCGCGTCTTCTTTCCACACGCCGTTTAGCATCCTCACCCGGCGGGAGGTCGTGAGGATGCGGTTCATCTCCCCGGGGTCTGTCGAGAGGAGCGGCGGCGGGGTCATCGGAGCGGCTGACATAGGTGGCATCCTTCGGGCGAGGGGCGAGGGCTACCCGCGCCGGAGCTTGGGTTGTGAAGAGGCCGAAGCGGAGAGCACGTCATAGAGGCCATAACGCAGGGCGTCTATTGCGTCTTTGTGCGCCTCTTTGCCTTGAACGTAGTGATTGAGCCCGTCAAGGGTGAGGATGCACGTCGGGTCAACGGTGAGGCCCCCACGGATCGCCAGGGAGTTGATCAGGGCCTCGCAGTCTTCGCGGGCGCCTTGCACCTTGATCGGCGAGCGGATCGGGTTGTGAATCCCGACGGCGCGAAGCTCGGCCATGATCTCATCGTTGTAGCGCCCGGCCTTGCCCGGCCCGGCGGCGTTGCTGTCGCCGTAGATTTCAAGGCGGCCCAGGAGCACGTCAAGATCGAACTCGGCGGCCTCGCACACGTCGCAGAGGATGGCCTTGATCCCGGCTGCGATCTCCCGCGCGCCCATGAGCCCGGCGCCGCTCTTGAACTCGCGCGCGACGTGTACCGCCTTGCACGCGCCGTTGACGGCCCAGATCGCGGACAGGATGCCCACCTCTCGGTTAGCCCCTTGCCCGTGGTCAAGGCCCAGGCGCCAGCGCAGCGAGGGCGAGGTGAGGCCACGATCGCGGCCTTTGACGTGCTGCTCAGGCTCAAAACCGGCGAAGAAGCGCCCGATCGTCACGCCCTCCCAGGCCCCCTCAATCCGTTGGGCAAAAGTCGAGGGCATGAAGCGCGCCTCATTGATCACCTCTGCGATCCGCTCGGCGCTGTACCAGGGGCAAGATCGGTGATCGAAGGGGATCACGAACTCACGCCAGAATGGCGAGGTCGTCACCAGCTCACGAAACCACTTTAGCGGGTAGCCCGCCGGAGTACAGGTCACGAGCATCCACCCGTTACGGTCCGTCAAGCGGGTCTGATTCTCGGTGAAGATCGGCTGCGGCGGCGGCTCGTCAAGCCACACCCCATCGAGGGGGTTACCCGCGTGCGCGGTCTGCTCTTGATCGTAGCTGCGGATCTCAATCTCAGCGCCGTTGGTGAGCCTGATGAGCTGATCACGCCACCCGCGGGCGCTGTCGTAGTGAGAGCCCCGGCGGATCGCGCGCGGCGGGATGAACTCATGCAGGAGCTTCCCGACCACGCGGGCGGCTTGCTTGAAGGTGACGCCGACGGCGCGATAGAGCCCGCCGGGGTGAGTAAGGGCGGCGGCGACAAGGCGCGCGGCGGCGTGGCGGCTCTTGCCCACCCGGTTACCGGCGCGGACGAGGATCCGGCGGCCACCATCTACCACCCACGGGATCATAGCGGGCGAGGGCTTGAACGCGCCGATCGCGGGGGCGTCGTCGGCGAGGGCTTGCCCTCGCTCATGCCCGGCGAACATGCCAGCGGCGCGGCCCCTTGCGTCCGCCCAGGCGGCGGGGTTGTTGTTGGCAGCCCCTCTCAGCGCGGCGACGATCGGCGAGTCGAGGCCCCCCGGCCACGGGGCGCGGGCGGCGGCTACCATTCGTCACACGGCGTCCACCCCTGCTCCTCACCAGAGGTCAAGACGAGGTGATAGCGCGCGGCGGCGATCCGCTCGGCGGTCGTAGCTGGTAGCTCGCCCTTCACCACGCGCGAGAGGTAGCCCTTAGGATCGGGGTCGCCAGGATCGCAGCGGCGCAGGTCTTCGCGGATCGCGCGGATCTCGCGCCGAGCGTCGTTGACCCGGCCGCGCGCGTCGTCTAACAGCTTGGAGAGGGCACGAACCCGGATCGGCGCTTCGATCGGGTCGCACTTGTCGAGCACAGCGCGCAGATCGGCGGCGGCCTCTTCGCGGTCATGCTCAGCGTTCGCCGCGATAAGCTCAGCGGTTGCGAGCTGCTCCAGAAGAGAGGCGCGTTCAAGCTCAGCGGGTGTCGAGGCGAGGGGCTCCATTCTGCCAGGATACCCGCCCAGGGGCTCTAAGTCAACGGCGCGGGGTCTGCGCTATTGAAAGTGAAAGTCAGCATCACCGCGCGGGCGTCGGTGCGGGCTCTAACCAGGGAGAGGAGGGCGTTCTGTTACGCGGCGATTTTTGCCACCTGTAACGGGTATCAGGCAGGATCAAGCGGCGTTTTCGAGGGGTTCAATCCTGTTACGCAACTCGCCCCGGAAAGTTTCTATAAGGGGAGGCGTTTTCCCAGATAGGTATATTTAGCTTACCGGGTTGGGAATGAGGCCCCCACACGGGAAGTTAGCTCTCTCATGCGTAACAGTGTAACAGGTTAGAGATAAGGCCCATTGAAGCGGCATTCTCCGGCGTTACACCCCTCAGAAACCCTGCGTAACCCTGCGTAACATGCGTAACATTCGCTCCTCTTGCCCTTGACCCTCAATCGTGGGCACGCTATGTTGCTTGTCCCCCCTGAGAGGATCTGAGAAGATGCCTGAGCAGACCCCAGAGCAGTCAACCCGCCGCGCCGGTCGCCCTTCACTTCATGGCGGCGAGGGTGAGAGCCCCGTGTTTCGTCTTCGGATTGACCCCTCCCAACTCGTCAAGGTGCGCGCCGTCGCCTCTGAGCGCGGCGTCACCGTGTCCGCTCTGGTGAGGCAAGCCCTCGCTGAGATCGTCGGCTAAGCCTGTCACCCCGTTCACCGTTCAACCGTCAACCCCCAACAAAGCGAGGCCCCCAAGTGTCATACCTCAAGATTCTCAAGACCCTCACCTCTCACCTCACCGCCCACGGGATGCCGATCGATCCTATCGGCTGGTCAGTCGCTCTTGACGAGCGCGTCAAGCTCGGCGGCCCCCAGGCAGAGGCGGCGGCGACGCTGCGCCCCCTGCCCCTCCTCTTGAGCGAAGGCGAGCGGATCCGCTGCGCTTGGACCGTTGACCGTGCGACGGGCGAGATCCTGCCCTCGGTTGACGCGCTAAGCACGATGGCCCCGAACGTGCGCCACATGATCGGCGACGGGCGCCGCGCTGTGCTCGCTCTCTCCGCGGACGTGGCGCCGCTCATGCTCGCCAAGCTCTCCGGCGACGCGGCCCTCTCCGCCGACGTTGGGGTCGGCGTCGGCCTGCTCTACTTGAAGCTGGCCCAGAGCAGCGGCGACAAGCTCACGCTTGGCGAGGCCCCGCGGGCGTTCGCGGCGTGGCGCAAGTGGAGCCCCGGCCACGGTGTCGAGGCCGTCGCCGAAGTCTTCGCGGCCTGCTACCCCGTGGCGTCGGCGTGGCTTGAAGATCACCGCTCGGCGCTCACCCGCGCGGTCAATGAGTCAATCGTCTCTTGGTGCGCCGCGGGTCTGCGCGCCCCCGGTGAGCTTGTCGCCGTGCTCGGCGGCGTGGCGTTCGTGATGACCCCGGCGACGGCGGCGGACGTGGCCGCGACGCGGGATGGTTGGGCGGCGGCGCTCGGCGGCGGGGTCAAGGTTGACGCCCGGATCGGCTGGAGCTTCGGCGCGCTGGCCCCGTTGCCCCCCGGCCCGCTTGGCGAAGACTGGAGCATGAGCGGCGCGGCCCCGTTCTCGCCCAGCCCCGGCTTGTCGGCGCGCGTCGCCCTCGCCCTCTCCGCGATCCGCGACGGGGCCGGAGTCGATGCGCTCAGCGAGGATCGGGCGCTGAACTACGGCTTACAGCTCGCTTCGCTCACCGCCCCCGAAGAGCTGCGCGCCGCGTCGGCGGCGGCCCCGGCGGACGTGAGGCGCTCGCTGCGGGCTCTCGGCGAGGCGGCGCGGGCGCTGGCGAACCCTCGCACCCGCGCTGCGCTTAGCGGCGTGCTCGTCTTGAAGATCGGCGACCACGACGAAGCCGCCGGGATCATGCTCGACTGGTACACGAACAGCGGATTTCAGCTCCTCGCCCTCGCTGACAAGCTCTTCACCAGTCAAGGCGCGACGTGGCGTGAGGTCTGCGCCGCCGAGCGCGCGGAGAACGTGTGCGAGGCTCTCCGGGGCGCGCTTGTCGAGGGTGAGAAGGGGGACTATCCCCTGCGCCTGAACATGAACTTTGTTGAGGGGGTCGATGCTGCCATGATGAACCGGGTCACGTCCCGGCTCATTCAGGAGCACGAGGGCGCCTATGATGGCCTCGCCTCCCCCTTCGATCGCCCCTCTCAGGGTGTCCCCCTCCGCGACGGGCTCTTGAGCGAAGACGGCTTGATCCGCCCGATCACCCCAGAGGATCGGATCTTGGCGGCGACGGTGCTCGATCTGGGCTACGATCCCGGCGCCGCTTGCCCCCGCTGGCTTCGGTTTCTGGGCGAGGTCTGGGCGGGCTGCGACGACGCGCCCCAGCGTATCGCCTTCCTTCGCGAATGGTTGGGGGCGGCCCTCTTCGGCGTCGCCACGAAGCGGCGCGGCTTCCCCCTCCTCATCGGCGCCCGGCGCTGCGGCAAGTCCACGCTCATCGAGGTTGTGAAGAGGCTGTTTCCTGAGAGCGCGTGCTCGGCGGTCACGATGGACCGCCTGAACGGTCAAGAGGCGCAGAAGAGCACGCACAGCCTCTTCGGCAAGCGCCTAAACGCCGTCACCGAACACCCCGCCGGTCACCTTCCCGACGCCGCGATCTTTAAGCAGGTCGTCATGGGCGAGAGCGTCGCCGCCAAGAGCCTTTACCGCGACGAGTACACGTTCAGGCCCCAAGCGGCTTGGATTCTCGCCATGAACGATCTCCCAACGATCACCGACACGAGCGGCGCGGCCCTTGACCGGATCGTCCCCCTCACGTTCTCGCGCCAGTTTGCCGAAGACGACACGATCGGCGCGGCGCTCGCCGCCGAGCGAATGGGGATCGTCCTCTGGGCGCTTGAAGGTCTGCGCAGCCTCAAGGGGCGGACGGCCTACACCGCGGTCCCCAGCGCCCAGGCGGCCCGCGGCGACTGGCACACGGCCTCCGATAGCGTCGCCGCCTACGTCGCCGAGAACATGCGAAACACGGGTGAGGCCCCGGCGCGTGAGGTCAGGATCAGGATCAGCACCCTCTACACCGACTATGCACAATGGTGTAAGGACGGCGGCTATAAGAACCCCGTCAACGTGAACGGCTTTAGCAAGCGCCTCAAGGCCCTTGAGCCCGCTTGGGTGTCGGCGCCCGTGCGCACGAAGCCCCTCACGGGATCCGTGGAGTCGAGCACGACGGCCCGCGCGATCTTGGTGACGCACCTCCGGTTGTGTCAAGAAACCGATCTCCCCTGATTCTTTGTTGCGTGGTAACGCTATCGGGTTAGGTTGTGTGTGCCCCGGCGCTTTGCCGGGGTTCACCCGACCCCGGAGAAACCAGTGCCCGCGCATCCCCTCGCCCCCGCCCCTATCCAATTCGTCAACCCCACCCGCGTCAAGGCTTCGGGCCTGCTCCCGCCCCCGCGCCTCTTGAGCGTCGCCCAGATCGCCAAGCTGCGAGACACGAGCGATCACGGGATCGCCCTATTTCCTGTCGAGGGCGGGAACGTCGCGATCCGCGTCGGCGCCGAGCTTGACGGCTTGGTGGGCTACGCCAGCGCAGAGCACGGGATCGCGTTCGTGTCCGCGGTGGTCACGATCATCACCGATGAACGGCGGGCGCAAGCTGTCGCCGATCGTGAGGCCGCGCGGATCGCCCAGGAGCGGGCGCCCAGCGGCTCATTCACCGCCGGGCGCGCGGCGGACGGCTCCTTTGTGCGTCTCGGTGAGGTCAAGGGCGGCGGCGCCGACGCCGACGGGGATAACTGGTGAGCCGCTCAGGGTCAGTCACGCGCTTAGCGGCGCGTGCGGCGTTCAAGCGGCGCACCCGGCGGGCTGCCTTCACCGTGGCCCACGCGGGCGCGGCGTGGCGGCT